GAGATGGGAAACGGATGGCATGAATGGCCGCTGATGGTCTTTACGGTCTTCGGCCAGTGCGTCGTAGGCGGCTTTATTGTTCTGGCGCTGGCGCTGATGACAGGCAAGCTTTCCCGTGAGCAGGAGCAGCGCGTGGTGGGCAGCATGTTCGGACTGTGGGTATTGATGGGGATCGGGTTTATTGCCTCGACGATGCACCTTGGCTCGCCGCTGCGGGCCTTTAATTCGCTGAATCGCGTGGGAGCCTCGTCGCTGAGTAATGAAATAGCCAGCGGGGCGATCTTCTTCGCCGTCGGCGGAATTGGCTGGCTGCTGGCCATGTGCAAAAAGCTGCCTGCCGGCCTGCGGAGCCTGTGGCTGGTGGTGACCATGGTGCTGGGCGTGATTTTCGTGTGGATGATGGTGCGGGTATACAACACCATCGACACGGTGCCGACCTGGTACACCGTTTGGACGCCGCTGAGCTTCTTCCTGACGCTGTTTATCGGCGGTCCACTGCTGGGCTACCTGCTGCTGCGCGTCGCAGGCGTCGATGGTTGGGCGCTGCGCCTGCTGCCGGTGGTTAGTTTGCTGGCGCTGCTGGTCAGTATTATGGTGGTCGTGATGCAGGGAAGTGAACTTGCCACCATCCGCAGCTCAGTTCAGCAGGCCTCCGCCCTGGTGCCGGATTACGGGTTGCTTATGGCCTGGCGCGTGGTGCTGCTGGCGCTGGCCCTGGCCTGCTGGTGCGTGCCGCAGATTCGCGGCCGCAAACCGGCGGTCTCGCTGCTCGGCCTGGCCTTTGTTCTGATACTGGCGGGAGAGATGATCGGCCGCGGCATATTCTATGGCCTGCATATGACCGTTGGGATGGCTGTCGCCAGTTAACCACCTCCATCATGCCGGTGCCTAACCACCGGCATGATGAAAACGTGCTGTCGATAGATGAAATTTTTCAACTGAAATTAACTTCGGCATTTATTAATAAACCAGCAAAAACAATAGCGTATTATCTGTTGTCTCACCTTTTTCCATCCTCTGGATAAAAAACTTCTATCGTAGCCGACAAAACCGCGTCACGCCTGATTTCAGGTGGATTGACAATGTTTTTAGCAGTGGCATGATGCGCTCGCGATCTGAACATTCCTCACGGTTTTTACCCATGACCATCTACACCCGGCCAGTGCAAATGCTGCTCTGTGGCCTGCTTTTATTGACCCTGGCGATAGCGGTGCTGAATACGCTCGTCCCGCTCTGGCTCGCCCATGAAAACATGCCAACCTGGCAGGTCGGCATGGTGGGGTCATCCTATTTTACCGGCAACCTGGCCGGTACGTTGCTGGCCGGCTGGGTGATCAAGCGCCTGGGGTTTAACCGTAGCTATTATCTCGCATCGTTAATTTTCGCCGTCGGCTGCGTAGGGCTGGGGATCACCGTTGGCTTCTGGACATGGCTGAGCTGGCGTTTTATCGCCGGCGTAGGTTGCGCGATGATCTGGGTGGTGGTGGAAAGCGCGCTGGTTTGCAGCGGCACTTCCCGCAACCGTGGTCGTCTGCTGGCGGCCTACATGATGGTCTATTACGTCGGTACCGTACTGGGCCAGCTGATGGTCAGTAAATTACCCACCGATTTAATGAGCGTCCTGCCGTGGGTGACCGGCCTGGCGCTGGCGGCGATCCTGCCGTTGCTGTTTACCCGCATTATGGGGCAGGCAGAAGAGCCGCATGAAACGGTACGTATCTGGCCGATGCTGAAGCTGCGCCAGGCGCGCCACGGGGTCAATGGCTGTATTATTTCGGGGATTGTCCTCGGCTCGCTGTATGGCCTGATGCCGCTGTGGCTGAACCATCAGGGCGTCAGCGACTCCGGCATCGGCTTCTGGATGGCGGTGATGGTGAGTGCGGGGATCCTCGGCCAGTGGCCGGTAGGGCGCCTGGCAGACCGCTACGGTCGCCTGCTGGTGCTGCGGGTACAGGTCTTTGTGGTCATTCTGGGATGTCTGGCGATGCTTAGTCAGGCGGCAATGGCCCCGGCGCTGTTTGTGCTTGGGGCATCTGGTTTCACGCTGTATCCGGTGGCGATGGCCTGGGCCTGTGAAAAAGTCGAGCACCATCAACTGGTGGCGATGAATCAGGCGCTGCTGATGAGCTATACCATCGGCAGCCTGCTGGGCCCGACCCTGACGGCGATGCTGATGCAGAACTTCTCAGACAACCTGCTGTTTATCATGATCGCCAGCGTGTCGTTTATCTATCTGCTGACCCTGCTGCGCAAAGCCGGGCATCATCCGACGCCGGTGGCGCACGCCTGACCCTGCAACGCGCAGCGCATGCTGCGCGTCATCTGCTGCAATCGCATAGGCTTTCTGCCGCAGAGAGGACAAGTCGTTTTTCATGAGAATGAAACGGCGGGGCGGACACAGCTTCCCACGCCGTTGCAGGCCGGCATAAGCGCATCACCGGCCCGGGCGGGATTAGTACATTACTTTGTGACCATACTGCTCAAGGATGCCTTTTACCCGCTCCATGGTCTCTTTCTTCGGCGGATGGACGCCGTCCAGCTTGTACTCTTCGCCCATCGCTACCCATTTGTGTTTACCCAGCTCATGGTAGGGCAGCAGCTCGATTTTTTCGACATTGCCCATATCGCGGGTAAATTCGCCCAGGCGGTGCGCGGAATCATCATCGTCTGACCAGCCGGGAACCACCACGTAGCGGATCCAGACATTGATATTCTTCTTCGCCAGATACTGGGCGAATTCCAGCGTACGATGGTTAGAAACGCCCACCAGATTCTGGTGAATCTCATCGTTCATCTGCTTGAGATCCAGCATCACCAGGTCTGTTACCTCCAGCAGCTCGTCGATAACCGGATCGTAGCGACGTACGAAGCCGTTGGTATCCAGGCAGGTGTGGATGCCTTCTTTCTTACACGCGCGGAACCAGTCGCGAACAAACTCCGCCTGCAGGATCGCCTCACCGCCCGAGGCGGTGACGCCGCCGCCGGAAGCATTCATAAAGTGACGATAGGTCACCACCTCTTTCATTAATTCTTCAACGGTGATTTCTTTGCCGCCGTGGGTATCCCAGGTGTCACGGTTATGGCAGTACAGGCAGCGCATCAGGCAGCCCTGGAAAAAAGTAATAAAGCGGATGCCCGGGCCATCAACGGTACCACAGGATTCAAAGGAGTGAATGCGACCAATAACTGACTTGGTAGCCCCCGCCGTAGCGGTATTTTCTGTTGTATTACAATTAGTTAAATTACTCATATCGCTTCAATTGGCTCTAGTTAACTCTGGTTTATGGACGCATTATGGACATTCCTGACACCGGGTTAAGAGTCACAGCATCTTGTAAGAAATCCGGTGCAAAGTGTGCGTAGGTCATAGTTTGCTGAATGTTAGAATGACCCAGGATGCGCTGCAATGTGATTATGTTACCTCCATTCATTATAAAATGTGTGGCAAATGTATGCCTCAAAACATGTACTGCTTGTCCGTCAGGTAAATCGGGTTTTACTTCCCTGAGAGCGTTACGCACTTTGTAGTAACTGGCATTAAAAAGCCTGCCTGAATTTTTGGTCTTGATCCTTTTAATCAGGTCCTGCGAAACGGGAATTGTCCTGCGCTTTCCGTTTTTAGTTTTCATAAACGTAACCATCTGGTTAATGATGTGTTCAGCTTTCAAATTAGACACTTCACTCCAGCGTCCACCAGTAGAAAGGCAGACCAGAGTTGCATTTAACTCATCACCATCAAGCATGGATAACAGCCGCGTAATCTCTTCACTGGACAAAAAAGCCATTTCTGTAACAGCTTCACGTAACCGCTTAACCTCACGGAACGGGTTGTGAGAGTGGTATTCACCGGCGTCAATTAACTTGGTGAACATCCCGCTCATTATTGCTAGATGCCGATTTACGCTGGCTGGTTTTAGACCATCGTTCATCATTACAACTCGATAATCAGTTATCGTTTTCTTTGTTAACTGGTCAGCTCTGGACACTCCCATTTCTGCAAATTTGGCGATTATTGTCGTCAAACGCCCCCGTTCAATATTTCCACGCTCATGTGATTTTCCGTGATATATCCACCATCTGCCTAACAACTCTGTAAGAGTTCGGCGGTCGGCTGGCTTCTCCAGCCACTCTTTGTTGTGGTAGTTAACCAGCACATGACGTTCGAATGCTTGAGCTTCACCTTTAGTTTTAAATTTCCGCCTGATACGTTTTCCATCTGCACCCTGCGGTCTGACGTCCACTTCATAACGACCATCATCGAGCTTTTTAATAGACATAAAGCCCTCCGATGACGCTGTTTACTTCTACTACTTGAAAATTAATGCAATTTTTTTTCGTACATTTACTGCACACATATGCTGAATAAATCGTCAGCCAGTCTTTTGGTCTGAGTGGTGCAAGGTTGTTGAGTCTTGCCCAATGTGCGCGAGCGCCGGGGCTATTTGTCCGCCAGCGGGATCAGTTTCATCAAACATGAACCAGTCACGGTACTTGCGAAATCTTTCTGGCTTGAAAAATTTCATACCTGCGTCAAAAGACATCTTTACTTTTCCCTGCTCATATCCAGCATAGGTGTTGTAGTTAATTCCAGTTAATTCAGCAACTTGCTTCCTTGTCATTCTTTCTGATTCCCGAATAAGAGCGAGTTTCTCTGCTTGAGATGTGATTTGTGTATTTGACATGAATTGTCGTATCTCGTAATTTATGTTGTATGCGACACACCAGAACAACGCAGAGCGGCTTCAAATAGCTCTGGTTGAATGGCACCAAAGTTGAGGATATCAAAATGAGTATTGGATCAGAAATGAATAACGATGTTGGAGAAAAAGTATCTGATCTCACAAAAAGTAAAAAATGTGACATCAAACTTGCAGCCGCACCGTCGGATTTGCTCTCGAAAGAGGGTTTTGCTCTTTACATCGGTAAGACGCCTCGCGCTGTTGCTGAAATGGCGAAAGCAGGCAAGTTACCAGCCTTTTATATGACGGACCCATTAAAGCCGGGCGGTCATGCTGAGTTATGGATTAATCGCCGTGAGTGGGACAAGTACGCAGCCCAGCTAGTTGATGAAGCTCCGACAGAATGGCATGACTGGAAAAATCGCATTAGTTACAGCAAATCAAGACATGGCCGTGCGGCTTAAGGTGGAAAGGATGAACGAGCCTCGTTGTATTGCTCAGTTATTGCGTAACGAAAGCCCAAGGGCGATTGACTTCACCATTACCCACGGTAAGGGGCGTAAGGGAATCATTATCCGCACCAAAAAACAGAGTCCGTTAAAGAAGGCTCTGACCTTTCTGAAAAGCCGGAGGGTCTGGAAATGACAGTGATGACGCTCAATCTTGTTGAAAAACAGCCAGCAGCTATGCGCCGGATAATTGGTAAGCATCTGGCCGTCCCTCGCTGGCAGGATACATGCGATTATTATAATCAGATGATGGAACGTGAACGGCTAACGGTTTGCTTCCATGCGCAGTTAAAACAGCGTCACGCAACGATGCGTTTTGAAGAAATGAACGACGTCGAACGTGAACGACTGGTATGTGCAATTGATGAATTGCGTGGCGCATTCTCAAAACGCCGTCAGGTTGGCGCAAGTGAGTATGCATATATTAGTTTTTTAACAGTCAGTCAGCGCCGTACTTTATTTATGCATGCCGGATTGACTGAAAAAGAATTTAACCAGCCATACTGGCGAATTAATGAAGAATCATGTTACTGGCGTGATGCTTTATTCCGTGCATTACGTGAATTATTCAGTCTGTTTGAGTATGCACCGACAATTCTGACGTCGGTAAAACCAGAGCAATATCTGCATTAAGTAATTAACCAGAGTTTTTAACGCACTTAATCGTGCGGGGGCTTCTTTTTGCCTGGAGAAAGTCATGCATACAGTTTCTGAAAATCAGTGCGGTAAATACGCATTACTGCTGCAACAGGCCAGAACCGAAGCACAGGCCGACGCAGCGACGCGCTTTTCTTCTCATCTTGACGCCATGATTCGCCACATCACAAAGGCGGAGTTATCCCGCGTGGAGATAGTCGAGCTGCTCAGTCAGGAGTCGGAAAAATTTCACAATATCGGATTATCTCGCGGGGAGGTGCTTTGATGTCCTGTTCTCATTCAGTTGTATTACTGAATAACGCCTTAAAAATCGCTGTTATGAAAAATGGCGATTTGTCTCTTATTCAACTGGGTCTTGATAAAGAAAAACGCGAAATAACTGAGTCTGTTATCGCGATTTATCAGAACGAATTAAATCTCCTGTCTGATGTGGTCAATTTACTTGTTAAACGCGCTGTATTTCACAAGCAAATCTCCTCCGTGGATGAACTGACGAAATTAACGACAGAAATTGCCAGCTATTGCGCTGATGAATTTAAAAAACTTAACGACAAAAGGAGCTGGTAATGCCGGACAACGTAGATTTTATTCAGGAACAACAGGCTGAATTACTGGAGCGCCAGATTAACGCGGCAAGAGTAAAACATTGCGGTGCTTCTGCGCTGGTTTGCGAAGAGTGTGACGCGCCAATACCTGCTGCCCGTCGTGCTGCTTATCCGTCAGCCACGCGTTGTGTTTCCTGTCAGTCAGTCTTTGAAGCAAAAAACAAACATTACCGGAGAATGGCATGAGCATTCGTATTGAAATTGGCGAACGTTATGTCGTTACCAGTGACAGCTTTCAGTTTATTCTCCACGAGAAAAAGAGAGCGGAAAGCGGTAAAAACGCCGGTCAGGAATGGCTGGCGGTGGTTGGTTATTACCCGAAATTAAGCCAGCTCGTTTCCGGCCTGATGCATCACGATATTCTGACCGGAAGCGCAAAGTCTTTTGCTGATTTAAACGCACAGGTTGAGCAACTCAGCAGGCGTTGTTCAGAGGCTTTTGGCTCATATGGCCGTTAAAGCCTCCGGGCGTTTTGTCCCTCCGTCAGCATTTGCCGCAGGCACCGGTAAGACGTTTACCGGTGCTTATGCATGGAACGCGCCACGCGAGGCTGTCGGGCGCGAAAGACCCCTTACACGTGACGAGATGCGTCAGGTGCAAGGTGTTTTATCCACGATTAACCGCCTGCCTTACTTTTTGCGCTCGCTGTTTACTTCACGTTATGACTACATCCGGCGCAATAAAAGCCCGGTGCACGGGTTTTATTTCCTCACATCCACTTTTCAGCGTCGTTTATGGCCGCGCATTGAGCGTGTGAATCAGCGCCATGAAATGAACACCGACGCGTCGTTGCTGTTTCTGGCAGAGCGTGACCACTATGCGCGCCTGCCGGGAATGAATGACAAGGAGCTGAAAAAGTTTGCTGCCCGTATCTCATCGCAGCTTTTCATGATGTATGAGGAACTCTGCGATGCCTGGGTTGATGCACATGGCGAAAAAGAATCGCTGTTTACGGATGAGGCGCAGGCTCACCTCTATGGTCATGTTGCTGGCGCTGCACGTGCTTTCAATATTTCCCCGCTCTACTGGAAAAAATACCGTAAAGGACAGATGACCACGAGGCAGGCATATTCTGCCATTGCCCGTCTGTTTAACGATGAGTGGTGGACTCATCAGCTCAAAGGCCAGCGTATGCGCTGGCATGAGGCGTTACTGATTGCTGTCGGGGAGGTGAATAAAGACCGTTCTCCTTATGCCAGTAAACATGCCATTCGTGATGTACGTGCACGCCGCCAGGCAAATCTGGAATTTCTTAAATCGTGTGACCTTGAAAACAGGGAAACCGGCGAGCGCATCGACCTTATCAGTAAGGTGATGGGCAGTATTTCTAATCCTGAAATTCGCCGGATGGAGCTGATGAACACCATTGCCGGCATTGAGCGTTACGCCGCCGCAGAGGGTGATGTGGGGATGTTTATCACGCTGACCGCGCCGTCAAAGTATCACCCGACACGTCAAGTCGGAAAAGGCGAAAGTAAAACCGTTCAGCTTAATCACGGCTGGAACGATGAGGCATTTAATCCAAAGGATGCGCAGCGTTATCTCTGCCGCATCTGGAGCCTGATGCGCACGGCATTCAAGGATAATGATTTACAGGTCTACGGTTTGCGAGTCGTCGAGCCACACCACGACGGAACGCCGCACTGGCATATGATGCTTTTTTGTAATCCACGCCAGCGTAACCAGATTATCGAAATCATGCGTCGCTATGCGCTCAAAGAGGATGGTGACGAAAGAGGAGCCGCGCGAAACCGTTTTCAGGCAAAGCACCTTAACCGGGGCGGTGCTGCGGGATATATCGCGAAATACATCTCAAAAAACATCGATGGCTATGCACTGGATGGTCAGCTCGATAACGATACCGGCAGGCCGCTGAAAGACACTGCTGCGGCTGTTACCGCATGGGCGTCAACGTGGCGCATCCCGCAATTTAAAACGGTTGGCCTGCCGACAATGGGAGCTTACCGTGAGCTACGTAAATTGCCTCGCGGCGTCAGCATTGCTGATGAATTTGACGAACGCGTGGAGGCTGCACGCGCCGCCGCAGACAGTGGCGATTTTGCGCTTTATATCAGCGCGCAGGGTGGGGCAAATGTCCCGCGCGATTGTCAGACTGTCAGGGTCGCCCGTAGCCCGTCGGATGACGTTAACGAGTACGAGGAAGAAGTCGAGAGAGTGGTCGGCATTTACGCGCCGCATCTCGGCGCGCGTCATATTCATATCACCAGAACGACGGACTGGCGCATTGTTCCGAAAGTTCCGGTCGTTGAGCCTTTGACTTTAAAAAGCGGCATCGCCGCGCCTCGGAGTCCTGTCAATAACTGTGGAAAGCCTGCCAGCAGTGATGCTTCGTTACCGGCTCCCACACCTTCTGAACACGCCGCAGCAGTGCTTAATCTGGTAGATGACGGTGTTATCGAATGGAATGACCCGGAGGTTGTGAGGGCGCTCAGGGGGGCATTAAAACACGGACTGAGAAGACCAAATCGCCAGCAAAGAAACGGAAGCCCGTTAAAACCACATGAAATAGCGCCATCGGCCAGACTGACCCGGTCGGAACGAATGCAAATTACCCGTATCCGCGTTGACCTTGCTCAGAACGGTATCAGGCCTCAGCGATGGGAGATTGAGGCGCTGGCGCGTGGGGCAACCGTAAATTATGACGGGAAAAAATTCACGTATATGGTTACTAATGAGTGGTTCGGATTTCGAGATGAAGAGTCATTTTTCATGTAAAACACTTTAAAATTCAATGCAATGAAGGCATATCCATGTTGCATTGATATGCCTTTAACTTATTATATATTTGTTTTATATGAAAAAATATCATATACAGGGGGAGCAAATACAACGGTTTACTTGTTATGATGCAAACATTGGTTAGTTAGTGAGATATATCGCCATCAATTGGGTATTTTTACCCGTGGAAAGTTAACGCTTTCTAACACTTACCCCGCGCAACGCCCCTGCCAGCGACAGGAGTCACAGGATCAGGAGGTATGGCGTATGGGTATTCGAACCCTTTGGGCGACCAAGGGTTCGTGGAGCAGGGGGCTAGTGCTGTTCAATCTCATCCTTATGAGGGCGAACCATAGTGTTGGAGCAGACATACCGTTTGCACACTATGGGCATAAGGAGCAAATCATGAAGAATGATAAATTAACCAACGAACAGCAGGCGCAGAACAAGTCAAACCTGAAAAAGTGGGCTGGTTACGCTTGGAAATTAATCAAATGGGGTATTAGACTGTTTGATTTAGTTACTCGAGCACTGGACTACTTCGAAGGGGGGGATGAGTAATGCGTCCTCCCTAGTTTCAATAGCATGGAGTTGCCTATGTTACATAAAGCCCTTCGTTTAATAAGGCAATACCATAAAGAATCAATAGTTGAGTTATCTTCATCTTTAGGTATTCCAAAAGACAAAATAGTATCGCTTGAAAGCGGAGTTTGGTCACCGTCGATTGAAGTCTTAGAGCGTTACGCCTCCCATTTCGACATACCAGTATCCTCTTTAGTATTCTTTTCGGAATCATTAGGCACGCAAGGCCGTTTGTCTAAGCGATTGCGTTTAAATTTAGCCGGTAAAGTTCTGGATGTTCTGGAGTGGGTAAGTAATAAAAATGAAAAAACGGAAAAAGCTTAAAGTTAATACTAAAAATAAATCTTATGACATAATGGATTCGCCATTTTATAAACTCAAAAGTAAAAGAAAACTGGCGAATTTGCTTTGTGTTAGTCTTGATGATTTATTCTCTTTGAGAAAAGATGAAGGAAACTATTCCGTTTTTGAGCAGCTTTCTAAAAAAGGGAAAGCACGAAAAATACAAAAGCCTTTAGAAAAACTAGAACTTGTACATACACGAATTGCAAGTTTGTTATCGCGGATTGCTTTGCCAGAATATCTGCACTCAGGGAAGAAGAAGTGCTCTAATGTGACGAATGCTAAAGCTCATCTTAATAATGAAAAGATGATGACAACAGATATTAAAGCTTTTTTTCCATCAACTACAAGAGGGATGATATTTTCTTTTTTCTTTTCGGTGATGAAAATGTCATCTGATGTTGCTGATGTTTTGTCTCACATATGTACTTGTCATGACCGATTGCCAACAGGTAGTCGCATCAGTATGCCGTTGGCATATTTTGCAAATTCAAGAATGTTTGGTGAAATATATCAACTTTGCCAAAAGTTACGAGTTAACATGACTGTTTATGTTGATGATCTCACTTTTTCAGGTAGTAACGTAAATCGATTGTTCTGCGCTGTAATTCGTAAGATCGTTAATAAGCATGGGCATGTTATACACCCAACGAAAACAAAACTATATGCCAGAGATAAGCCTAAGTTGGTAACTGGAGTTATTGTATTAGGCAATGCATTAAAAGTTAGGAATGAGCAGCATTTTTTGATGGCTAGGGAAATAGATTATTGGAAAATAATTAAAGACGCCGAAAATGCGAGAGAAACAATCATTGCCAAAAAGCTCTTTGGTCGTTTGCATTCAATGGGAGTGATTGAGCAACGTTACAAATCTAAGGTGCTTACTTTAAAGGCTAATACTGCAAATTAACATATTGAATGTATTGCATAATAGCATCAATAATTAAAATAACTTTGGCGTTAGTAACGCCGCCAGTGCAGGAGTTTACTTTCGGTGCAGGCGGCGTTGATTAGAAACCTCAGAAAGTAGTTAGCTATGAAGCTGACGTCACAAAATTAACACCAAGAGTCAACAGGTTTGTCACTGCTCCAGCAATGACACCTGGAGTCCCGTCTTTTACTGCACTGATAATTTTATCTCCCATCGTTTCATTACCGCCAAGTGCTTCGGGTTTTTTGTTGAGCACCGCGAGTGCTTTCTCGGTCAGGCGCACATCATGAAAACCGGTCTGATGGTCTGTTCCGTACAGAATATAGCCGTTTTCGCTTAGGAAAGTGAATGTGCCATCAACCACACTACGCAACTGATTCAGTGCTTTCATTTCTGGTGAGTTAAGTTGGTCAAAGTAGTCATCAGGTAACGCGGCGTTAAATTTTTTGTAGGTGATGACTTGTGGTACAGGAAAGTTATCCCATAGCACCGCAAAGATTTCAGCCGTCTGCTGGTTAAATAATTCGAGGTTTTTGGACATGCATAATTCCCTTTCATCAATTAAAGACCCTTATGCCGACTGGGCAAAGAGACTCACTGTAATGGCCTCAAATAACGACCTGAGTTCCCGCGAAGTGGAAAGCTACACCGAAAAAATGGTCGAGCAAGCCAGTAAAGATGAGCTTACGGTCGTTATCAAACACCTTTTAAACCACATCAGAATGAACAAATAAAAGGATCTTTATCAATATGTTATCTCTCATTTATGAAAATCCGTGGACGACGGTTTTTTTGCTGATTGTTGCCACTTGTTGCCTTACCAGTATTATTGGCGCATTGCGCGGCCAGTAACCACAATGAAGTCGACTCAAACCGGCAACCTGAATGCCGGTTTTTTTATGCGTTTTTTCAGTATGTTCTGCCATTTTTAGCTCTGCATGCATTACTGCATCGAATCGCATGCGTTTTCCTTCCCAGTCACGTGTGAGCGCCGCCGGTACTGGCGCGCCTTCGGCGTGTTCGTGCATCTGCATTAAAACCGCCCCATGAAGCGGGCGGGCGAGGCGGGGAAAGCACTGCGCGCTGGCGGTGGTGCTGATTTTATTTTTTCAGCGTCTGAGCGCGTCGTGAAGGCGCTTAGTCTGCCCGTTGAGGCGTTGGTGTGTCTGCGGGGTGTTTTGTGCTGTGGTGAGCGTGTGAGGGCGTGATGACGGGGTGTAAAAAAGCCGCCCGCAGGCGGCGATGTTCAGCCGTTGTCAGTGTCCAGTGAGTAGTTTTTAAAGCGGATGACCTCCTGACCGAGCCAGCCGTTTATTTCCCGAATCCTGTCCTGTAACGGGATAAGCTCATTGCGGACAAAGACCTTTGCCACTTTCTCAATATCGCCCAGTGACCCGACGTTCTCCGGCTTGCCGCCCATCAACTGAAAGGGGATGCGGTGCGCGTCCAGCAGGTCAGCGGCGCTGGCTTTTTTGATATTAAAAAAATCGTCCTTCGTTGCCACTTCACTGAGCGGGATAATTTTGATGCCGTCGGCTTTCCCCTGTGGGGCATAGAGAAACAGATTTTTAAAGTTGTTGCGGCCTTTCGACTTCACCATGTTTTCGCGGAGCATTTCGATATCGTTGCGATCCTGCACGGCATCGGTGACGTACATGATGTATCCGGCATGAGCGCCGTTTTCGTAATACTTGCGGCGGAACAGCGTGGCCGACTCATTCAGCCAGGCAGAGTTAAGGGCGCTGAGATATTCCGGCAGGCCGTACAGCTCCTGATTAATATCCGGCTCCAGCAGGTGAAACACGGAGCCGGGTGCGAAGGCTGTCGGCTCGTTGAAGGACGGCACCCACCAGTAAACATCCTCTTCCACACCACGGCGGGTATATTTTGCCGGTGAGGTTTCCAGTCTGATGACCTTACCGGTGGTGCTGTAACGCTTTTCCAGAAATGCATTACCGAATACCAGAAAATCCAGCACAAAGCGGCTGAAATCCTGTTGCGAAAGCCACGGATGCGGGATAAATGTCGAGGCCAGAATATTACGTTTGACGTAAATCGGTGAGCTGTGATGCACGGCAGCACGCAGGCTTTTTGCCAGACCGGTAAAGCTGACCGGTGGCTCATACCATCTGCCGTTACTGATGCACTCGACGTAATCCAGAATGTCACGGCGGTCGAGTACCGGCACCGGCTCACCAAAGGTGAATGCCTCCATTTTCGGGGCGCTGGCGGTCATTTTTTTTGCCGCAGGTTGCGGTGTTTTCCCTTTTTTCTTGCTCATCAGTAAAACTCCAGAATGGTGGATGTCAGCGGGGTGCTGATACCGGCGGTGAGTGGCTCATTTAACAGGGCGTGCATGGTCGCCCAGGCGAGGTCGGCGTGGCTGGCTTCCTCGCTGCGGCTGGCCTCATAGGTGGCGCTGCGTCCGCTGCTGGTCATGGTCTTGCGGATAGCCATAAACGAGCTGGTGATGTCGGTGGCGCTGACGTCATATTCCAGACAGCCACGGCGAATAACGTCTTTTGCCTTGAGCACCATTGCGGTTTTCATTTCCGGCGTGTAGCGGATATCGCGCGCGGCGGGATAGAACGAGCGCACGAGCTGGAACACGCCGACACCGAGGCCGGTGGCATCAATACCGATGTATTCGACGTTGTATTTTTCGGTGAGTTTGCGGATGGATTCCGCCTGAGTGGCAAAGTCCATGCCTTTCCACTGGTGACGCTCAAGTATTCTGAATTTGCCACCGGCCACCACCGGCGGTGCCAGCACCACGCATCCGGCGCTGTCGCCACGGTGTGACGGGTCGTAACCAATCCATACCGGGCGGGAGCCGAACGGATTCGCGGCAAACGGCGCATAGTCTTCCCATTCTTCCAGCGTGTCGACCATGCAGCGTTGCAGCTCCTCGAACGGGAACACCGACGCCTTGTCGTCAACAAATTCACACATGAACAGGTTTTTAAAATCGTCGGCGCTGTTTTCACGTTTGAGCTGCTCAATGTCGAACAGTGTGCAGCCACCTTTCAGGGCATCCTCAATGGTGACAATCTGCCGCCACTGGCCGTCCGCACAGAGAAGACCTCCGGCAAGGGCGTTATGACTGACGTCGATTTCCACACGTTCGGCGGCGCTGGCGCGTCCCCGGTTGAACAGTTCACCCGACCAGAACGGGTAGGCGTCGTGCGCCAGCGTGGACGGGGTGGAGAAATAGGTCGAGCGCAGGTGACTCTGTGAGGCCATACCTGATGCCACCTTACGCAGTACCTGAAAATTCGGGATCCAGAAAATCTCGTCGACGTACAGGTCGCCGTTATGGCTCTGCGCGGTGTTGGAGTTGGTGCCGAGAAAAATCAGTTTTGCGCCGTTATTGCCCAGGACAATCGGGTCACCGGTCAGGTCAACGTCAACCAGCCGGGCAAAGGCGATGATGTATTCGCGGAACACATACGCCTGCGTTTTACTGGCCGACAGAAAAATCTGGTTATGACCGGTTTTCAGGGCGCGCAGCAGCGCCTCGCGGGAAAAATAAAACGTCGCGCCAATCTGGCGGGATTTCAGGATATCGCGGATGCGGTGCTCAAGCCCGGCGCGATACCAGTGCAACTGATATTCGAAAGACTGCTCAAAGAAAATCTGCTCCAGCTTTTCGATGGCCTCGTCACTGAAAAAATTCTTTTTCGGTTTGCGACGCCCGCCTTTGTTGCGGTTAGCGACGTTCGGATTAAGGTCTGCCTCGTTGCCGGTCTGACTGTAACGGTTTACCCGTGCCAGTCGTTCAATCTGGCGTCCGAGCAGGTCAATTTCCTTGAAGTCACCGCCGGTTTTCTGCGGTTTGATGATGAGCTGGGTCAGCCGCGCTTCTAGACTCATTTCGACACGGCTGATGGGGGCAACGCTGTCCCAGCCGTCGCGCTGTTTCCAGCTCTGCACCGTCGGGCGTTTCATCTGCAACATGGCGGCAATCTGCGGCACGGAAAATCCCTGCCAGTACAGCAGCGCCGCCTGACGACGCGGGTCGTGTAAAAGAGTGGTGTCTGTGGTGATGGTCATGAATACCTCGCCGTGATGAATACACGGCAAGGCTACTGAGTCGCGCCCTGCGATTCGCTAAGGTGCTGTTGTGTCAGTGATAAGCCATCCGGGACTGATGGCGGAGGATGCGCATCGTCGGGAAACTGATGCCGACATGTGACTCCTCTAATCACTATTCAGGACTCCTGACAATGGCAAAAAAAGTCTCAAAATTCTTTCGTATCGGCGTTGAGGGTGACACCTGTGACGGGCGTGTCATCAGTGCGCAGGATATTCAGGAAATGGCCGAAACCTTTGACCCGCGTGTCTACGGTTGCCGCATTAACCTGGAACATCTGCGCGGCATCCTGCCTGACGGTATTTTTAAGCGTTATGGCGATGTGGCCGAACTGAAGGCCGAAAAGATTGACGATGATTCGGCGCTGAAAGGCAAATGGGCGCTGTTTGCGAAAATCACCCCGACCGATGACCTTATCGCGATGAACAAGGCCGCGCAGAAGGTCTACACCTCAATGGAAATTCAGCCGAACTTTGCCAACACCGGCAAATGTTATCTGGTGGGGCTGGCCGTTACCGATGACCCGGCAAGCCTCGGTACGGAATACCTGGAATTCTGCCGCACGGCAAAACACAACCCCCTGAACCGCTTCAAATTAAGCCCTGAAAACCTGATTTCAGTGGCAACGCCTGTTGAGCTGGAATTTGAAGACCTGCCTGAAACCGTGTTCACCGCCCTGACCGAAAAGGTGAAATCCATTTTTGGCCGCAAACAGGCCAGCGATGACGCCCGTCTGAATGACGTGCATGAAGCGGTGACCGCTGTTGCTGAACATGTGCAGGAAAAACTGAGCGCCACTGAGCAGCGCCTCGCTGAGATGGAAACTGCCTTTTCCGCTCTTAAGCAGGAGGTGACTGACAGGGCGGATGAAACCAGCCAGGCATTCACCCGCCTGAAAAACAGCCTCGACCACACCGAAAGTCTGACCCAGCAGCGCCGCAGCAAGGCCACCGGCGGTGGCGGTGACGCGCTGATGACGAACTGCTGACCGGCGTCAGTCAGTCCGGGAAAACCTTCACGATTAACCCTTAATTTCAGGAAAAACTATGCGCCAGGAAACCCGCTTTAAATTTAATGCCTACCTGTCCCGTGTTGCCGAACTGAACGGCATCGACGCCGGTGATGTGTCGAAAAAATTCACCGTTGAACCGTCGGTCACCCAGACCCTGATGAACACCATGCAGGAGTCCTCTGACTTTCTGACCCGCATCAACATTGTGCCGGTCAGCGAAATGAAAGGGGAAAAAATTGGCATCGGTGTCACCGGCTCCATCGCCAGCACCACCGACACCGCCGGTGGCACCGAGCGTCAGCCGAAGGACTTCTCGAAGCTGGCGTCAAACAAGTACGAATGCGACCAGATTAACTTCGATTTTTATATCCGCTACAAAACGCTGGACCTGTGGGCGCGTTATCAGGATTTCCAGCTCCGTGTCCGTAACGCCATTATCAAACGCCAGTCCCTTGATTTAATCATGGCCGGTTTTAACGGCGTGAGGCGTGCCGAAACCTCTGACCGCAGCAGCAATCCGATGCTGCAGGATGTGGCGGTCGGCTGGCTGCAGAAATACCGCAATGAAGCCCCGGCGCGCGTGATGAGCAAGGTCACTGACGAGGAAGGTCACACGACCTCTGAGGTTATCCGCGTGGGTAAGGGCGGTGATTATGCCAGCCTTGACGCACTGGTGATGGATGCGACCAACAACCTGATTGAGCCGTGGTATCAGGAAGACCCTGACCTTGTGGTGATTGTGGGACGTCAGCTACTGGCGGACAAGTATTTTCCCATCGTCAACAAGGAGCAGGACAACAGCGAAATGCTGGCCGCTGACGTCATCATCAGCCAGAAACGCATCGGTAACCTGCCGGCGGTACGCGTCCCGTACTTCCCGGCGGATGCGATGCTCATCACGAAGCTGGAAAACCTGTCCATCTACTACATGGATGACAGCCATCGCCGCGTGATTGAGGAAAACCCGAAACTCGACCGCGTGGAGAACTACGAGTCAATGAACATTGATTACGTGGTGGAAGACTACGCCGCCGGTTGTCTGGTGGAAAAAATTAAGGTCGGTGATTTCTCCACACCGGCTAAGGCGACCGCAGAGCCGGGAGCGTAACCGATGACGAGTCCCGCACAGCGCCACATGATGCGGGTCTCGGCAGCGATGACCGCGCAGCGGGAAGCCGCCCCGCTGCGACATGCAACTGTCTATGAGCAGATGCTGGTTAAGCTCGCCGCAGACCAGCGCACACTGAAAGCGATTTATTCAAAAGAGCTGAAGGCTGCGAAAAAACGCGAACTGCTGCCGTTCTGGTTGCCGTGGGTGAACGGTGTGCTTGAGCAGGGCAAAGGTGCACAGGATGACATTCTGATGACGGTCATGCTGTGGCGTCTGGATACCGGCGATATTGCCGGTGCGCTGGAGATTGCCCGTTATGCCCTGAAGTACGGTCTGACCATGCCGGGTAAACACCGCCGCACCCCGCCGTACATGTTCACCGAGGAGGTGGCGCTCGCGGCCATGCGCGCCCACGCTGCCGGTGAGTCTGTGGATCCCCGCCTGCTGACGGACACCCTCGAACTGACCGCCACGGCTGACATGCCTGATGAAGTTCGCGCAAAGCTGCACAAAATCACCGCTCTGTTTCTGCGTGACGGTGGTGATGCCGCCGGTGCGCTGGCTCACCTGCAACGTGCGACACAGCTCGACTGTCAGGCAGGCGTCAAAAAAGAGATTGAACGACTGGAGCGGGAGCTGAAACCGAAGCCGGAGCCGCAGCCCAAAGCGGCCACCCGCGCCCCGCGTAAGATCCGGAGCGTGACACCGGCAAAACGTGGACGCCCGAAAAAGAAAGCCAGTTAACAACCGAATGCGCCCCGCGCCAGGGCGGCACGCCGGTCAGTGAGGGTGAATCACCTGACACTGCACCGGCGTCCACCGCCCGACTTTTCAGAGGTAGTCATGATGACGCTGATTATTCCGCGAAAGGAGGCTCCCGTGTCCGGTGAGGGTACGGTGGTCATCCCGCAACCGGCAGGCGACGAGCCGGTGATTAAAAACACGTTCTTTTTTCCCGATATCGACCCGAAGCGCGTCCGGGAACGTATGCGCCTTGAGCAGACCGTCGCCCCCGCCCGTCTGCGTGAGGCCATCAAGTCAGGCATGGCGGAGACGAATGCGGAGCTGTACGAGTACCGCGAACAGAAAATTGCCGCCGGTTTTACGCGTCTGGCGGACGTCCCGGCGGACGACATCGACGGTGAAAGCATCAAAGTTTTTTACTACGAGCGCGCCGTGTGTGCGATGGCGACCGCGTCGCTTTATGAACGTTATCGCGGTGTGGATGCCAGTGCGAAAGGCGACAAGAAGGCCGACAGCATTGACAGCACCATTGATGAGCTGTGGCGGGATATGCGCTGGGCAGTGGCGCGCATCCAGGACAAGCCGCGCTGCATCGTGAGTCAAATCTGATGAAGACCTTTGCGCTACAGGGCGACACGCTCGACGCCATTTGTGTCCGGTATTACGGGCGCACTGAGGGCGTGGTTGAGACCGTGCTCGCCGCAAATCCGGGACTGGCTGAACTGGGTGCGGTGCTGCCACACGGCACCGCCGTCGAACTGCCCGACGTTCAGACCGCGCCCGCGGCTGAAACTGTCAATCTGTGGGAGTAACGCATGACAGCAGAAGAAAAAAGCGTCCTGTCGCTTTTCATGATTGGGGTGCTGATTGTTGTCGGCAAGGTGCTTGCCGGTGGTGAACCCATCACCCCGCGTCTGTTTATCGGGCGCATGTTGCTCGGTGGTTTTGTCTCGATGGTTGCTGGTGTTGTTCTGGTGCAGTTTCCTGACCTGTCACTGCCTGCGGTGTGCGGCATCGGCTCCATGCTGGGTATCGCCGGTTATCAGGTGATTGAGATTGCCATTCAGCGCCGCTTTAAGGGCAGGGGGAAACCGTAATGCCGGTAATTAACACGCATCAGAATATCGCCGCCTTTCTCGACATGCTGGCCGTGTCCGAAGGGACGGCGAACCATCCGCTGACGAAAAACCGGGGCTATGACGTGATAGTCACCGGACTGGACGGGAAGCCGGAAATTTTCATCGACTACAGTGACCACCCGTTCGCGCATGGCCGACCGGCGAAGGTGTTTAACCGTCGCGGTGAAAAGTCCACGGCCTCCGGTCGCTATCAGCAGCTTTACCTGTTCTGGCCGCACTACCGCAAACAGCTTGCCCTGCCGGATTTCAGTCCGTTGTCACAGGACAGACTTGCCATTCAGTTGATCCGCGAACGCGGTGCACTGGATGACATCCGGGCGGGACGCATTGAGCGAGCCATTTCACGCTGTCGCAATATCTGGGCGTCCCTGCCGGGTGCCGGTTACGGTCAGCGTGAGCATTCACTGGAAAAACTGGTCACCGTCTGGCGTACCGCTGGCGGCGTACCGGCTTAAACGGAGTAAACACCATGAAGAAATTATCCCTTTCACTGATGCTGAACGTGTCGCTGGCGCTGATGCTGGCACTGTCCCTGATTTACCCGCAGAGCGTGGCCGTCAGTTTTGTCGCTGCCTGGGCGATTCTGGCGACGGTTATCTGTGTGGTTGCCGGTGGTGTCGGCGTGTATGCCACTGAGTATGTGCTGGAACGCTACGGGCGGGAGCTGCCGCCGGAATCGCTGGCCGTGAAGATTGTCGCGTCGCTGTTTTTGCAGCCGGTGCCGTGGCGCAGACGGGCGGCGACTCTGGTGGTGATGGTGGCGACGTTTATCTCGCTGGTCGCTGCCGGGTGGATTTTTACCGCGCTGATTTACCTCGTGGCGTCGGTGTTCTTCCGGTTGATACGCACGGCCTGTCGTCAGCGTTTTGAGGGGCGGGAACCATGTCAAAGCAGATGATTGTGCTGGTTGTGTTGTTATCACTGGCGGTGGCCGGTCTGTTTCTGGCGAAGCATGAAAACGCCAGCCTGCGCACCTCGCTGGACAGGGCGAACAACGTCGCCAACGGGCAGCAGACGACCATCACCATGCTGAAAAATCAGCTTCATGTTGCCCTCACCAGGGCAGACAAAAACGAGCTGGCGCAGGTGGCACTGCGTCAGGAACTGGAAAACGCCGCGAAGCGTGAAGCACAGCGCGAGAAAGCCATCACGAGGTTACTTAATGAAAACGAAGATTTTCGCCGCTGGTACGGCGCTGGCCTGCCTGATGCTGTGCGCCGGTTGCACCAGCGCCCGGCCTGCACCGACGCCAGTGATTGTCGCCAACGCCTGCCCGAAAGTGAGCCTTTGCCCGATGCCGGGAAGTGACCCGGAGACGAACGGCGATTTAAGTGCCGATATCCGACAGCTTGAGAACGCGCTGGCACGCTGTGCCAGCCAGGTAAAAATGATTAAACACTGTCAGGACGAAAACGATGCTCAAACCCGACAGCCTGCGCAGGGCGCTGACTGATGCCGTCACGGTGCTGAAAACCAGTCCCGAGATGCTGCGGATATTCGTTGATAACGGGAGTATTGCCTCCACGCTGGCGACGTCGTTGTCATTCGAAAAGCGTTACACGCTCAATGTGATTGTGACCGACTTTACCGGTGATTTTGACCTGCTCATCGTGCCGGTGCTGGCGTGGCTGCGGGAAAATCAGCCCGACATCATGACCACCGACGCAGGCCAGAAAAAGGGCTTCACGTTTTATGCAGACATCAACAATGACAGCAGCTTTGATATCAGCATCAGCCTGATGCTGACCGAGCGCACGCTGGTCAGTGAGGTGGACGGCGCACTGCATGTGAAGAATATCCCGGAACCCACGCCGCCGGAGCCGGTCACCCGCCCGGTGGAGCTTTATATCAATGGCGAACTGGTGAGCAAGTGGGATGAATGAGTTTAAGCGTTTTGAAGACCGGCTGACCGGACTGATTGAATCGCTGTCACCGTCAGGGCGTCGGCGACTGAGCGCCGAACTGGCGAAACGTCTGCGGCAGAGTCAGCAGCGTCGGGTGATGGCTCAGAAAGCCCCGGACGGCACACCCTACGCGCCACGCCAGCAGCAGAGCGCCAGAAAAAAGACTGGTCGTGTTAAGCGAAAAATGTTTGCGAAACTTATCACCAGTCGTTTTTTGCATATCCGCGCCAGCCCGGAACAGGCATCAATGGAGTTTTACGGCGGGAAGTCACCGAAAATCGCCAGCGTGCATCAGTTCGGTCTGTCGGAAGAAAACCGGAAAGACGGTAAGAAAATTGATTATCCGGCGCGCCCTCTGCTCGGCTTTACCAGTGAGGATGTGCAGATGATTGAAGAGATTATCCTGGCTCACCTCGACCGTTAGTTGTGCCATTCCTGACACCTCATCGTCACATTGCCGCCGGTATGACCCGGCGGCATCCTTCCCGTTATGAACACTCTCGCAAATATTCAGGAACTCGCGCGCGCACTGCGCAACATGATTCGCACCGGCCTTGTCGTCGAAGCCGACCTTAACGCCGGTCGCTGCCGTGTGCAGACCGGCGGCATGCGCACCGACTGGCTTCAGTGGCTGACCTGTCGTGCCGGGCGTTCGCGCACATGGTGGGCACCTTCCGTGGGGGAGCAGGTGCTGATTCTGGCCGTGGGCGGTGAACTTGACACGGCGTTTGTTCTGCCGGGGATTTATTCCGGCGATAACCCCGCGCCGTCTGCGTCGGCGGATGCCCTGCATATCCGTTTCCCTGACGGGGCGGTGATTGAGTATGAACCCGAAACCAGTGCACTCACGGTAAGCGGAATCAAAACGGCCAGCGTGACGGCTTCTGATTCTGTTACCGCCACGGTGCCGGTGGTCGTGGTGAAAGCATCAACCCGCGTCACCCTGGACACACCGGAGGTGGTCTGCACTAACAAGCTGATTACCGGCACGCTGGAAGTGCAGAAGGGCGGGACGATGCGCGGCAACATTGAACACACCGGCGGTGAACTCTCATCAAACGGGAAGGTACTGCATACCCACAAACACCCAGGCGACAGCGGCGGCACAACCGGGAGTCCTCTATGACAGCGCGTTATCTCGGAATGAATCGCAGTGATGGCCTGACGGTCACTGACCTTGAGCATATCAGCCAGAGTATCGGCGATATCCTGCGTACACCAGTCGGCTCACGGGTGATGCGTCGTGATTACGGCTCGTTGCTGGCGTCAATGATTGACCAGCCGCAGACCCCGGCGCTTGAGTTGCAGATTAAGGTCGCCTGTTACATGGCGGTGCTGAAATGGGAACCCCGCGTCACCCTGTCATCCGTTACCACGGCGCGCAGCTTTGACGGGCGAATGACGGTCACGTTAACCGGCCAGCACAACGACACCGGCCAGCCACTTTCGTTAACCATCCCTGTGAGTTGAAACCATGCCGATTATCGATCTGAACCAGCTACCCGCACCGGATGTGGTCGAGGAGCTGGACTTTGAAACCATTCTTGCCGAACGCAAGGCGACACTGATTTCCCTTTACCCGGAAGACCAGCAGGAGGCGGTCGCCCGTACCCTGACGCTGGAATCCGAGCCTCTCGTCAAACTGCTGGAAGAAAACGCTTATCGTGAGCTTATCTGGCGTCAGCGTGTGAATGAGGCCGCACGGGCGGTGATGCTGGCCTGTGCCGCCGGTAATGACCTTGATGTGATTGGTGCCAATTACAACACCACGCGCCTGATTATCACCCCGGCAGATGATTCGACTATCCCGCCGACACCGGCAGTGATGGAGTCTGACACCGATTATCGTCTGCGTATTCAGCAGGCGTTTGAGGGCTTAAGCGTCGCCGGGTCGGTGGGAGCCTATCAGTATCATGGTCGCAGTGCTGACGGGCGTGTCGCGGATATTTCTGTCACCAGTCCGTCTCCGGCCTGCGTTACCATCTCTGTGCTGTCACGTGAAAATAACGGCGTCGCATCCGAAGACCTGCTGGCTGTGGTGCGTAACGCCCTTAATGGCGAGGACGTCAGGCCGGTGGCCGACCGCGTGACCGTGCAGTCTGCCGCCATCGTTGAATACCAGATAAACGCCACGCTTTACCTTTACCCTGGTCCCGAAAGCGAACCCATCCGCGCTGCTGCCGTGAAAAAACTGGAAGCGTACATCACGGCACAGCACCGGCTTGGGCGCGACATCCGTCTGTCTGCCATTTATGCCGCTTTGCATGTGGAAGGCGTGCAGCGTGTCGAACTGACTGCACCTCTGGCTGACATTGTGCTCAACAGTACGCAGGCGTCTTTCTGCACCGAATACAGCGTCGTGACCGGAGGCTCGGATGAGTGATTCGCGACTGCTGCCGACCGGCTCATCACTGCTTGAAGTTGCCGCCGCAAAAGCCTGTGCGGAAATTGAAAAAACGCCGGTCAGTATTCGTGAGCTGTGGAACCCGGATACCTGCCCGGCAAATCTGCTGCCGTGGCTGGCGTGGTCATTTTCGGTTGACCGCTGGGATGATAAGTGGCCGGAAGCGACAAAACGCGCTGTTATCCGCGATGCGTATTTCATTCACTGTCATAAAGGCACTATAGGTGCAATCCGGCGTGTGGTGGAGCCGCTCGGCTATCTGATTGAGGTGAGGGAGTGGTGGCAGCTCAACGAGGAGCCGGGGACGTTCCGTATCGTTGTTGGCGTGCTTGAGCAGGGTATTACCGAAGAAATGTATCAGGAGCTGGAGCGCCTCGTTGCTGATGCAAAACCGGCAAGCCGCCATCTGACAGGACTGGCTATCAGTTTAAGTACAACCGGCAACATTTTTGCCGGTGCGGGATGCTATCACGGCGACGCCCTGACGGTTTATCCCTACACCCCGGAGGCCATTATTGTCGGAGGGGATTATTTCCCGGCCTCGGCCATTCATTTAATTGATAACCTGAGAGTAAACGCATGACAGTGAAATACTACGCCATTCTGACTAATCAGGGCGCAGCACGGCTGGCTAACGCGACGATGCTCGGCAGTAAGCTGAATCTGACGCAAATGGCCGTTGGTGATGCGAATGGTGTCTTGCCGACACCAGACCCGGCACAGACAAAACTGATTAACCAGAAACGCATCGCGCCGCTGAATCTTCTGAGTGTTGACCCGAACAACCAGAGCCAGATTATTGCGGAGCAAATCATCCCTGAGAACGAGGGCGGATTCTGGATCCGTGAGATTGGGCTTTATGATGATGAAGGCGTACTCATTGCGGTGGCGAACTGCCCGGAAACGTACAAACCGCAGTTGCAGGAAGGCAGTGGTCGTACCCAGACTATCCGCATGATTCTGGTTGTCACGAATACCGAAGCTATCACGCTGAAAATCGACCCGTCGGTGGTACTGGCGACCCGTAAATACGTGGATGATGAAGTCCTGGAATTAAGGCTGTATGTGGATGACCAGATGAGAAACCACATTGCCGCACAGGATCCTCATACCCAGTATGCGCAGAAACATAATCCGACATTTACCGGAGAACCAAAAGCGCCGACGCCTGCCGCAGGAAATAACACCACGCGGATTGCGACCACTGAGTTTGTTCAGGCCGCTATTACCGCTCTGATTAACGGCGCGCCAGCCACGCTGGACACACTGAAAGAAATTGCCGCAGCCATTAACAATGACCCGAAATTCAGTACCACCATTAACAATGCGCTGTCAGGTAAGCAGCCACTGGATGAGACGCTGACGCATTTGAGCGGAAAGGATGTTGCCGGTCTTCTCGCATACCTTGGTTTGGGAGAAGGATCAGCGTTACCAGTTG